TCGAAAGGCTATTTTCTTTTTGATGGGCAGGGAGTAAAAAACTTTTGACGGCGCGATGGACGCGCCGCCAAGAGAAACGGAGAGAGAAAATGACCGCCGACCGCCCCAACACTCCCGGCTTCAACTTCCATCTCGACATCAAGTTTGCCGTGACAAAAGCTGGCAAATGCCGCGCAACTTATTTCTCTCGCCGCGCCATGCGCTGGCTTCCCGTGCCCGTGGCCAATGCCGAACTGTTCGTGGCGCAGGGGCTTGCAACTGAATATCGCCGCATTGTGGAAATTTGAGCAATAAACCTAAAAGGCGAAACCTAGGGGCTTCGGCCCCGATGGTCCGCCGGGCTGGCTACCCGGCGCTGATGAGCCAGCCAAAGAAAGGAATCAATTAAATGCGCGGCACGATCCGAACAATTTTAGAGATTGTCTTTTTGATCGCCTACACCTGGGGCGTGAAGCATTTGCTGAACGTCTACCTCTGACGGTCAGCCGTCAAAAATTAACCGAAATCCGGTTAAGTTTCTCCCGGCTAAAAAAATTCGCGCCCGTCAAAAAATATTGGACAAAGGGGTTGGCGCGGTAAAAAAAACTTTGTAAAAAAATCGGGCCGGGCAACACCGCCCCGCAAGAAAGGAACTTCAAAATGGCACCGCTTCCCACCACCATCGCAGCCCCGCAGGCCGCTCCCGCCGCCAAGCATCAGCCCTCGCCGCAACAGGCGGCGGTTTACGACTGGACCAGCAACGGCGCTGGCAGCGCGGTCATCGAAGCCGTCGCAGGCGCAGGTAAAACCACCACACTGATCAACCTGCTCGACCGCACGACTGGCACCGTCGCATTCATGGCTTACAACAAAAAAATTGCGCAAGAGATCGAGGTTAAAGCCGCTCCGCTCAACTTGAGCAGCCGGGTGCGGATCGGCACCGTGCATAGCTTTGGTTTCGCCGCGCTGCGCACCTCTTGCCCCCGCACGAAGGTGGACGGCAAGAAGCTGATCACCATCGCCAAGCGCCTGACCCAAAACAGCCGCCTCCCGGTGGAATTGCACCAATTCGCCATCAAGGCGGCTTCCATGGCGAAGCAGTCTGGCATCGGCGCGATGACCAAAATGAACGACACTCAAGCGTGGCTCGACATGATCGCCCACCACGCCATCGATGAACTGCTGCCCGAGGGTTTCACCTTGGGCGCAGGCATCGATGCCGCCGCCTCGTTGCTCACCGTCAGCAACGACATGGCGGAGCAGATGATCGACTTTGACGATATGGTTTACCTCCCGCTTCAGCGTCGCCTCAACGTGCAGACCTATGACTGGGTGCTGCTCGACGAGGCGCAGGACACCAACGCCACTCGCCGCGCCTTGGCCCGCAAGCTGCTGGCCCCTGGTGGCCGCTTGGTTGCGGTGGGCGATGCCGCCCAGGCCATCTACGGCTTCACTGGCGCGGATTCCGATAGCCTTGGCCTCATCCGCGAGGAATTCTCCGCCATCACCCTGCCGCTGACCGTTTCCTACCGCTGCCCCAAGGCGGTGGTGGTTGAAGCCCGTCGCTGGGTGCAGCACATTCAGCCCGCCGACAACGCCGCTCAGGGCAGCGTCGAGCGCATCGACGAAAAAGCATTCTGGGCCGAGACCTACGCCACGCTCACCGCCGACGACGCAATTCTCTGCCGGAACACCGCGCCGCTGGTCGAAATTGCCTACAGCCTTATCCGGCGCGGCAAAGGGTGCATCATCGAGGGTCGCGACATTGGCTACGGCCTCATCAAGCTCGCCACCAAGTGGAAGACTGCCACGACGGTGGAGGACCTGCGCAATAAGCTGGATCGCTGGTCGCAGGCGGAAATCGCTCGCGCCACGGATCGCGGTCAGGACGCCCAGGCCGCAAAAATCGAGGACCAAACCAGCACGCTGTTCACAATCATGAGCACGCTGTCCGACGACGCGCTCATCTCCAGCGTCGAAGCCGCGATCAACAAGCTTTTCGGAGACACGCCCGCAGGCGAACGGCCCCGGGTGGTCACGCTCTCGACCATCCACAAGAGCAAGGGCCGGGAATGGCCGCGCGTGATCTGGTGGGGCGCTAACGCATTCCAGCCCAGCCCCTACGCCCGTCAGGAATGGCAGCAGGGCCAAGAGCGCAACTTGATGTATGTCGCCGCCACACGCGCCCAGGAAACCCTGGTGCATGTGACGGTTGAGAAAAAGAAGAGGGGCGGGGAGTGATCCCCTATCCTCAAAAATCAATATCCTGTAAAAATAGCGATGGGCCATCGGCCCATCAGGAAAGGAAAACAAAATGACGGATGGAGCTAACTCCACCTATTCGGATTTTTTAGCCAGCAAGGCTCCGCGCCCGCACGCTTCCGGGTTGGACGTAGTGCCGCCGCTCAACTCAGCCCTAAAACCGCACCAAGCGGATTGCGTGGCATTCGGGCTGCGTCAGGGCCGGTGGGGCTGCTTTCTCGATACCGGCCTAGGCAAGACGATCACCCAGCTTGAATGGTGCCATCACGCCGCCGCTGCCACCAACGGCATGGCGCTGATTCTAACGCCGCTTGCCGTGGCGGCGCAGATCGTCCGCGAGGCAGATCGGTTTGGGTATCAAGCCCGGCAAATCCGCAGCCAATCTGAAGCCGGACCCGGCATCAACGTGTGCAACTATGACATGCTTGATGCGCTAGACCCGTCCGCGTTTGGCGCAGTGGCTCTCGACGAAAGCTCAATCCTAAAGAGCTTCACTGGCAAAACCACGCGCAGCCTAATCGAGGCTTTTAGCGGGACGCGATTCCGCATGGCGGCAACCGCGACGCCAGCCCCGAACGATCACATGGAACTTGGCAACCACGCCGAGTTTCTCAGCATCATGTCGTCAACTGAAATGCTGACCAGATTCTTCATCAACGACACCGAGCACGCCAGCCAGAAATGGCGGATCAAGCGACACGCCGAGCAAGATTTCTGGGACTGGATGGCGTCATGGGCGCGCATGGCGGAGACGCCAGCGGACCTCGGCCACGACGCCAGCGAATATATCCTGCCTCCGCTTAACGTCTTGCGCCACAAGGCCGCAGGCGACGTTCGTGCGCCCGCTGGCGCCCTGTTCTCGATGGAGGTAAGCGCAACCACGCTGCATGACGTGAAGCGTCAAACCGCCGAAGCACGCGCCGCAATGTGCGCCAGCCTTGTGCCTGCCGAAGCATCCTGCCTGCTATGGTGCGACACGGATTATGAAGCCGACGCATTGCGCGCCGCGATTCCTGATGCCGTAGAGGTGCGAGGCAGCATGGATGCCCGACAGAAAGAAGACCGCCTGACGGCGTTTGCCACGGGCGCGGCGCGGGTGCTGATCACCAAGCCATCCGTCGCGGGCTTTGGTATGAACTGGCAGCATTGCAACGTCATGATCTTTGCCGGGCGGAGCTTTAGTTATGAGGCATGGTATCAGGCGGTACGGCGATGCTGGCGCTTTGGTCAAACGCGCCCGGTGGACTGCCATTTGATCGTGGCCGAAGGCGAAGATCAGATTGGCCGCGTCATCGACCGCAAGAGCGCGGATCACTCAAAAATGAAGCGCGCTATGGCTTCTGCGATGAAGCGGGCTGGTCAAAAATCAGAAACCCGCGTAAAATATCAACCCAACCACAAAGGAAAGATACCATCATGGCTATTCAGTGCTTGAACGAGGCGCATGGCGACGGTTACGTCGCCTATCACGGCGATTGCGTGGATGTTTTGCGGCAGCTTCCCGACGCTTCCGTAGATTTTTCGGTTTATTCGCCGCCATTCGGCAATTTGTTCATTTACAGCAGCAGCGCCGCTGACATGGGCAACAGTGCCACGGACGGCGAATTCGCCAAGCATTATGCGTTTGAAGTGGCGGAGAAATTCCGGATCACAAAGCCGGGCCGGTTGAGCGCGGTGCATTGCTCCGACCTGCCAATGCGCGCGTGGATTGACGGAGAAATTGGGATTAAGGATTTCTCAGGCGACATCATCCGCATCCACATAGATGCCGGATGGGTGCTGCATAGCCGCGTGACCATCTGGAAATGCCCGGTGGTGGAAATGACCCGCACCAAGGCGCATGGGCTGCTCTACAAGACGCTGCAAGCCGATAGCAGCCGCAGCCGTCAGGGCATGCCAGATTATTTGTTGGTGTTCCGCAAGCCCGGCGTGAACGCCGCGCCCATCAAGCATACGCCCAGCGAATTCCCGCTGCCGCTTTGGCAGGAAATCGCCAGCCCGGTGTGGATG